GTATAATTAGGGGTTGTATTATAATTAACATTAGTTTTAATAAGTTGATTTTCGAAAAATGGGAGAGTCATCATTGGGTTCTGTTCCGCAAAATTATTCATTGTGTCGATATCATAATAGATATAATCCGCAATCAGTTTGGGAGAATCAGGGTCAACGGTGAAAGTTGGAACTGTTCCCGCTTTCGGTACGCATAGGCGCGCGGTGTTCTTTTCTTCCAAAAACAATTCAATAATAACGGGTTGTTCTATCATGAACAAAGCGAGTTGAGAAAATCTAAGACTTGGGAAAAGGTCAGATAAATCAATCAGGAAGTCAGAACCATCGACTAAATTCTGATTAGCGTGAACGGTTACGGGGCATTTATTATCGGTACGAGTCGATGTTCCTGTTCCGGCGGTGAAGGCAAGAGTGAAGTCTTTACCAACATCGAGAGACATTTCGGAGGGTTGCTCTGTTCCATCTGCTACACCGGCGGCCGTCATAGTGGGCACTTTTACGGATTTATAAGCACTAACCATTCCAGACTTAATTCTTTCCTTACGTCTTGCGGTGTCATTCGATACCATCAAATTGTCATAACTTGCGAGAACGTTATAATCTTCAGTAGAGTCCAAAATTGTAGTTCCCGCACGGAGTACGCATTTTTTAATTACCGATTTNATACCGGTAGGGAANGGAAGGAATGCTTTATGNGAAGTACCTTCTAATTTCATTTTTAAACTGATTTTGCTGTTGCTGTGTAATATCCCTTTCCGATCCAAGACCCACCGAATGTAGTCTGTACGACTAACAATTGGATCAAGTGTCGAAGTGTCGACCGATTGTGACTGTCCAAAGTTTTTGCAATTCGGTTTCAATAGATTTGGAACTTCCGGAGCATTACATCTCTTCGGGTCTGTAACTAATGGATTAAGAGATTTAATCTCTTGACCCATATTTTTAATATTTGAAGTTGACATTTTATTATTAATTAATAAAATTTTTTTAAAGAATATTATTTTATAAAAAAGATTATTTTAATATGGTGTACATTTCCATTCATTAAACTAATTTAAACTTGCACGCCCTGCTGATTGAACATAAGAGTATTACGAGTATGTACGAACATATAAGCACTATTCGGGAAGTTAGTATCTAAATCAGAGGAGAATTGAACGGTAAAGTTTCCTCCAACCATATTAAGACCATTATCAGAATAATAATCCATTCTTAATCCTACACCATAGACAAAATCGCCCTTTTCCTTATCTGCGGTATCGAGGAAACTCTGACTCAGATTAGTATTAATAGGTGAAACATCAGTATTTCCAAGACTTGCAAAATTACGAATCGCACTAATAAAATTACGGGTAATTTGAGAGTTGAACATTGTCTGGTCGCCCGAATGGTCATCAATAATCGGATATTGGAGAGCTACTTTTACGCCATTCTGTAAAAACTGCAAATCACGGATTGTACAAGGTTTCGCGGCCTCTTTCATAATGGGTAATAGTCGAGTCCCCGATTTTTCATAATTATTAGTATTTTCAGAAGGATTAAATACCACCCAAGCGCCGAGAGTCTGAGAGGTTCCGAGGTTAAAATTAAGAGTCGCAAAAGCAGAATTTACCACCGAATAATAAGACTGAATCGAATTATAAACTAATTTGTCCGGAATATTTGACATGTTGGTCATCATGCGACCCGATAAATGAAGGTCGGATAGTTCATAAGTTGGCGAGGTTCCACTGTCTGCACGGAATGCCTGCTGGTCAGGAACTAAATTTAGAGATAGTACTAAACCGTGCATTAATGGAATACTCGAACGAGAAAGGAAGAGACCGCAAGGAATCTGAACTGAGAAGAAAATCTCTTGCTCATCTGCTCCCGTCCCATTAACTACAATATCACTTGCGCTTCCCTGACTGACTACCGAACCACGCTGAACATTGTCAGAGGCGAGCAGTTGCTGTTCTGATTGAGTCACCGATAAATAACTCGATAAGAACAAATTATAAAATTTAATTTCTTCAACAATCTGGGAATTATTCAGAAGACTTATTGAAAGTCTATCAAATAGAGAATAAACTCCAAGACGAGGATCTAAATTTGCGGTATTTCCTGTTATTACATTCCCGGCCGCATTTTTACAAGTTAATTTACCATTTAGTCGAATCGATGAACCCTGGACAACGGCCGTCGGGTTCTGTGCGAAAGTGAAGTTAATTAATGGTACTCCCGAAAACCGAACAATTCCATTTGATGGTTGATTGCTCGGGAGTAAGTTAAAATTTTCTGTTGACATTTTATTATTAATTAATAAAATTTTTTTAAAGAATATTATTTTATAAAAAAGATTTAATTAAAAGTTTTATATTTAGAAGATGACATTTACCCCCGAGTTTGTAATCTCGAAACGTCTAACATGTGTTACCCAACAATTAAGAAGTTTTGATTTTTTTCTCGCGTCATCTACTTCGAGATTAATCTGTGCATCTTTGCCTCTCGTGTCGTACACTTGCCCCTCCAATGCAAAGGCGCGCGATATTACCGCATTATGTTTAATATGCTCAAAACTGTTCGAAGGAATACCCGCCATAATAATCCCCTTTTCTAATTCGCATAAATAAGTCCCGTCATATATCTCCTTCGTTTGGTCTGCGGTTTTTACCGTAGAAACTACTCTGTCAGGTTGCATCCGGTTTTCATACATGAACTGATAATTATTAATATCCCAATATCCCGAAATACCGTTACGGAATCCTTCGAACTGTTTAATATTTACATCAATTGAGGCGGTTTGGTCGACAACTGGAACGATATTGATTGCTTTTGCCATAGAATTATTTAGATTAAAATGAACTGTCGCGTTTAGATCACTTTCGAGAACTGAATGACGATAATTCTGACTACATATGCAATTATAAGCAACTTTTCCATTTTCTTTCAAAGCGCTCATCATTGCATTCTGATAAGCGGGAGTCGTGAGAATCTCTTCGACAATAAATTCAACCCCGGACACCTTATAAGTTGGTTTCTGGGTGTTCTCATCATAAGAAGAAGATTTAACTGTCGCACCGCTTGCAATATTAGCTCCTCCGTTAGTCATAGTAGATATATTCAGTAAAATAAAATTTTCACCCCCCACCCCTTCTATTTCAATACTCGTAATAGTTGATGAGGTGGCGATTCCTTCAAGTTTAATTTTTTCACCTACGCAAAAGGGCACGCGGTCAATATCTGACATCATGGAATTATGCCAAGATAAATATAACTTAGTAGCGGTACCTACTGCGTTTGTGAATCCCGTATATTTCGCTTCTGCGTTCACGTGAGAAAGTCTAGGACAATAATCAGTCTCAATAGCATTCTTCATAAGTTTCATTACTCTTTCAGGCGGAGAAAGGATAAATTCAAATTTTAGACCACCCATGAGACGATTTGGGAAAATAGTCTTAGATTTCATAATACCGGTTTTAAGTTTTAGACAAATTCTAACTTTATTATACGATACATTTCCCGTCGCGTCTTTTCTAAAATAAGGGTTAAACTGGGAATTAGTAAATCGGGTATATTTACCGCCCGCCCATGATTTTTGCTGAGGATTATGTGCGACTACTCCTTCCGTGAGACCATCTTTATTAATCGACGTATCTGTCTCAGAATAAAGGGTGTCTACATTTGCCCAAGTATAATAATTAGGATATTCTTCAAGAAGAACCCCCGCACGATTAAAACATTTTACATCTTCCAAAAGGACCGAACCACCAAGAAGGGGGTCAAGTTGACATAAATAATTGTGCGTCGCTGAATTTAAATCAACTTCTACGTCGAATTTTAAAAATGACTGTTGAGGGTCGAAGAACTGAACACTGTCATCAATCTCAACAACTATCTTCTGGCCAGGAGAATATTCGAGTCCATTTTGTGAAACAAAGGAAACGGAGTTTTGTCCGACTTTAATCTTCGGTTGACTTGTAAAGAGATTACTCATTTTTATTATTAATTAATAAAATATTTTTCAATATTATTATTTTATAAAAAGATTAAATTAAAAGATTTTAAAAACTTCCCGATGATGCTATCATTTGTCCGACTGGATGGGAAACATTGCTTACAATTCCTAACGATGATAAGGATGGATGAATGACATTTAACTGAGGAGGAGGGGCGGTTGCGTTGTCCTGTTGTGTTTTTTTTTGGTCGATTTGGTCTTGGAGTTTTTTATTTTCTGACTTCTCTCCAAAAAAATGAAAAGGCACCGCCCGCGAGGTCAAGCAGACCGCCCACGATTTCACCACCCGGAATAACTGAGGTTACATCTCCCGCTAAATCGAGAATATTCCCAACTCGTTCCTCGGTATTATCGCCTAATGCTCCCCATCCTTTGCCCTGAACTAATCCGGTTATATCTTTACTCCCAAGTTCGAGACCCGAAGCAATACTCAGACCCGCTCCGGCTGCTCCTAAAATTTTACCTGCTCTTCCTGCCTGACTTAATACTTCGCCCCCTTCTTTTCCAAGGTCTGATGCATCTTTTCCAAGATTTGACGCCAAGTTTTCGCCTTCCTCTCCTGCCTTGGCTCCTGCTGCCGCCGGTTTATTTACTGCAACGGGTGCCTTATTACCGAATACTTGTTTTACACCTTGAACAACTGACGACTGCGCCTGTTCTGCATCTTTCCCGATTCCAATATCGGCCGGACTTAGAACCGGTTCACTTGCCCCCGATATTTTAAAAGATGATGGGACGCTTCCAATCTTAGAGGCGGCCGTACTTGCGAGGGTATTTGTAGCGTCTAACCCATTTCGGGCAAGATTTGCTGTATTTTTAACTAAATTATAAGTCGCTTTTCCTCCCATGACGGTTGCGATATCATCTTCATTGATAGGAATACCGTCCATTATTTCAGTTTTTCCAATTTCTCCCGCCTCTTTTCCTTTTAAGTCGGTTATATCATCAGTCAGTTTTTTCTGAGATTTATCAAAGTTATCCAATGCTCGAATATTCCCGGCTTCAACATCCATATTTCAGATGCGATTCCCGATAATAATTCATTCTGATTACTTACTAAATTAGAATATGACATTTTATTATTTTAATATATTTTTAATTTAATAAAATTTATTTTTTTTATAATATTTGTTTTATAAAATTTGTTTTTTAAATGTTGCGAATACTTCAATAGGATTAGATCTTAATTTTATATTCATAAAATTATATCGTTCTCGTTCCGTTGCTTCATTATAATATTTATAAAAATCATCTTTTCCATTTTCGAAGTTATCCCCTATTTCTTCTGCCATTTCTTCTAACATGCGTTTATTTGGTATAGGATAACCGATTAATAAATCGGTCAAATTAGTTCTTGATATTTTTGGGATACTTTTCCAGTGTTGAACTGACATGATAACATCGGCGTTATAGTGTCTTGATTTGGTCACAAATGATGTAAAAATACTATTTTTTTTCATTGATGCGTCATTTACTGCATCATCTACTACTACGCAAATATGTTTCATTTCATGTTTTTCAAATTGTTTCTGTCGATTAATAATTTCTTGAAGTTTCTCATCTGTATATACTGTATCGCATTCATAACGTTTTCTTAAAAATCGAGATGAAGAGCATTGCTCAATAGTAGGACTAAATATAAAAACTCCTCCGGGATAGTAGTCCTGCCCGAGTGCGTCTTCGTGTAGAAGAAGCCAACTGATTAAGCAACTCTTGCCCGTTTGGCGAGGTGACACTATCCCGAGAACATAGGGCGACTGAGGGAGGAAGGGATGAACGTCTTTATATTTCTTCTCGTTCTCATCAGGTTTAACCGGTGTTATTTGTAATCCTTGTATACTTTCTTTTATTTTTTTGTTTTCCATTATATATAATGAATATATTATATTTAATGTATTTTATTTATTTAATTAATATTTATTTTTTATTTTGGAATATTAAAAAATATTTTAAAAAAGAGATTGATGATTTATATAAAAAATCATTACCAAAAATTAATATTATTGGAAAAGCATTTGACGAATTAAAAAAAAAGAATGATTAAAAGAACCCTTCATAGAGACTTTCCTCCGTCCATTGTCTATTTACTATATTATTTATTGTTGAATTATTTTTAATAGTTTCTCTTTCTTGATGTTCTTTAAGTTCCTTTTCTTGTTGTTCTTTAATTTCTTTTTCTTTTTTTTCTTTCTTATTTTTTTTATATTTTTGAATACTTTTATTTGTTATATTTTCTATAAAATCCTCTAATTCTTCGGGTTCAAATTCAACCTTTTTCTTTTTTGGTTTCTCATCGAATACTGGATGTCTTTCCTTTTCAGGAGTTTTAACCCGTTCGGGAGTTTGAGGACGTTCGGGAGTTTGAGGACGTTCTTCTTCTTTCTTTTTTTCTTGTAGTTCTTTTTTTCTTAATCTCATTTTCTTTAAATGCTCCAATTGTTTTCGCCTTTTTTCATCCTTTTTAATCTTTTCATAGTTCGTTTGAGCATTTACCTTTATAATTTTTTCTTCGTCATAATTTTTTTTATCTTCTTCTTCGTCGGTGGAGTTTTCAGTTTCACTTTTGACCGGTTGAACGTTCAAAATTTTATTATTATTTTTATGATTTTTTTTATCATTATCGAAAATATCATTAGAATTAATATTTGGTTTATCATGTATAATTACATCTTCGTCAGATTCCTCTTCCTCTTCACTGGTTATCGCGTTTTGGGTTGCTTCAATAATTTCGGGCATTAGATCATCGGGATTTTCTTCTTCGTCCATTTTATATATTATAACAATATATTATTATTTTATAATAAAACTATTTTTCGGGTCCTATAATATGGAAACTTGCGGAAGTTGACGGTCCAAGTTCTCGGGCGAACTTCTCGCCCTTTGTAACGATAGAAACATTAATGGAATTTAAATATAAGTCTTCGGCATTATTTAATTTCAAATACATTCTCTCAGGTGTATAAGTTCTAATTCCTAAGGATTTATTAATTCCTCCGGCTTCGATATCGGTTAATATTGGAGATATAATTTTACTAATAGAGGCGGTCGCCCCGTTCATCGTGTAAGCATTCCCCAAATCAATTCTAATATATAAAATATCATTGTTGGTCATTGCAATATTAACCCCTCCTTTAATTTCTATGACTTGTTCACCTGCAACCAATGTCACCTCTGAACCTTTCTTAAATCGTGGATTGATGCCCAGCGCCCCGTCTAATGTTGCATTACAATGATAGAATAAATGTTTTGTATTATATGGAATTAATACTGTCCCTTTTGCGGTGAAAGTGTACTCTTTGGCCGCGTCAGTTGGTTGATAATTATATTTAAAACCTCCTGCATTTCCGTTTAATGTTGAAACGAAAATATAACTCCAAAAAAATTTCCTACCTTCCATCGCGGTTATTGTTACTTCTTGACCCAATGATTCGGCAAGACTCGCGTCTCTGTCAGGTTCGAAGACTTCCCATGTACAAAATTTTTTATAATTTAAGGCGAGAAAATTATCTCTTGTAGTGAAGATTGTCGGAATTCCGGTACCTGACCCCCCAAACTTCCAAAAATTAGAAACTATCCATAAAATATTACATTCAGACAAATCAGTATTTCCCCCAACATTAATGGTCGGGTATATTGGTTTATTAGTATCTTCTAATAAATTAAATTTTTGGTTTTTAGTCAAGACGGTAGTCGTTCCTTTAATTGATATTTTTGGAACTAATTGATAAGTATTATTACATATTGGTTTTAATTTAAGATTAATTGTATTATCTTTTCCTGCGGAATTAATAATTATTGTTACATCATTATTGTCAATTTTAAATTTAACGTATGCGGTGCCATCTACATCCAACTCTGTCCCATAATCAAAATTAAGCATGCGATATTCACTAATAGCGAACCCAGTCTGGTCTTCTTGACATTCCAAAGTATATATTTTAAATTTTCCTCCTTCGGAAGATACGCAATAATCATAATAATCGAGACCTGCGGGACAATCGAGAATCACCGCATCATTACTAAAATATTCATTAAAAGCAAATGATTGATAAGCCGTTCCGTCTGTTACCCGTGATAAACCACATATAACATTATCAGTCTGAACATCAAAGCGCACCTCTCCCCCGTGATTATTTACAAATCTATCAAATTCTCCACAATTCCAATTCGCATCTCCTCCCGTGACTCCGGATGCGGCCGCGTATGTTATACTATCATTTCCTGCGTATTTCGTAAGGAATGAATCGTCAGGCGGATTCTCCGAAGGGATGCTCGCCGTCTCCTTCGTTTGCCATTTAAAAGTTATATTTTGAAACTCATTTGTCGAGGAATAAATGGCGCTTACTGTCCAAGTTCCCGTTCGGTAAAAATCGCCCCCATATATTGCGTTGGGATTATTAAGATTATGTTGTAAATTTTCGACTAATTGATTAAGAGAATATTCTCCTCTTTCAACTACTACGAACTGAGGATAATTTACAAAGTTATTAATTTCTCTTGAATTAATGCGCGCGTCACTATCTCCCAATAAGGCGGATTTTGTTCCGGTTACTTCGTCGGNCATATCTCTNATTTCGAAAACTTTGACGGATGGCATCTCCACACCGTGATAAAATGCCAATATTTTGCTTTCTTCGAACTTAAAAAATGCATTTCGATTTATTGTACAATGATTTAAGGCAATTCTTGAATTCTTTTCAATTTTCATTGTTTGACTAAAATAATTTCTAAAATCAAATGCTTTCTGATTAACTTCATTTTTTTGAGATGTTAAAATTAAACTCATTTTATTTTAATAATATATTTTATTATTTAATATTTTTATTTTATAATTTAAATTAAATCTAAATAAAAATATATTTGTTTATTATATATAATAATGGAAAATTATAAGAATTTATTTAATCTAATTAGAAAACATAAAAAAGAAGTACGAGAGATTACGATTGAATCATATCTTAAATATTTAATTAATTTACATAATGATATACATGGTAATAAAAAATTTGAATCATTTAAATGGTTAAATGATTATGACAAAATAATGGATTCAATAAAAGATAAAACATATTTGACCCAAAGGAATATTTTAAATGCGGTGATCGTTGGGTTACGTTCTGATGGAGGAAAAGAGGATGTTATAGAGAAGTTTTCAGAATTACGAGATAATTTTAATAAAATGTATATTGAAAATAATAAAAATGGTAAAAATAAAAAAGATGAAGATATTATCAGTCGAGAAGAATTAGATGATTTTATTAAACAATTCGAAAAAATAATTAAAATTAAAAAATGTAAATCTAATAAAAACATGAATGAAAAAGAATTACATGAATTTCAAATGTACGTCATTTTAAAATTTTATCAAAAATACCCGTTAAGGTCTGATTTATGCACTTTTAAATTCATTAATTCAAATGACGATATTGAAGAGGGTAATAATTATTATATATGGGATAAGGGCGAGGTTGTTATGAATTATTATAAAACCAGTAAGAAGCATGGGAACTATTTAATTAATTTAGATAAGGAGATTAATTCTTTATTTAAATGTTTAATTAAAAAAAAGATTGTAAAAGAAAATAATTTTTTAATTACAAAGAAAACCGGAGAACC